CAGCCTGTTTAGACTTACCAAGCTCCTCAGCCGTGACCTTCATGTTGTTGTTATTACGCCACAAAGCCATCAGCATTAGTTTCTCGCTGTCGTTAAGGTGTTGACCAAGAACCTGTAGAATGTTTTTCAACTCATATGAACCGAACACATCCTCAGCTGACTCAATCTCAAGACCCTCTTCGTCATCGTCAACAACAATGAAGTGGTGTGTGTCGTTCTTAACTGCATCACGACCGTGCCTACCTTTAGGGTAACTGATCTGTGACATACCCACCTTCATGTAGTCTAACATAGCCTCTCTGGCCCTGTAGTAGAGTGTAGAGGGTCTTTCGACCCCCTGAGCACGAAGCTCTAAACACTTTACCACACCAGTAGAGACCAGATCGTCATATTCTTGAGAGTTCTTATATCGACCAGCAAGTTTACGACACATATCTAGTATCTCATGGTTTGTCATAGCTTGTCTTTACCTTCCAGTTGATTGATACGCATCTGGGCATAACGGATAACCTTCTCAAGGTCTGTGATCTCGCTCTGCACATCACTCATTCCCTCGTAGGGCTTGTAACCCGCACGACTGGCGTACTTGATGATGTTACCACGCCAGAACTCAAAGCCGTTACGCATGATGTAGGTGATAGGTTCGATTTTCCATCGGGCGTAGTGCTTAGGCTCATGCACGATGTCTGCTGTATGTTCTGACATTACTGTTCCTTTAAAGTCTTCTATTAACTTGCTCCACTCGTTGTCTAACTCGCTGCCGAACTTATACATCTAACGACCCCTGTGGTGTTGCCTTCTTGCCCTTCTTATAGCGGGTCTTGAAGTGATCGTCCCCAAGAACCTGACGAGAGATTTTAGAGATGTCATTTGGTTGGACCCCTGCCAAGTCTGCAATCATACGCAGGGTGATGTCTTCGTCCAAGTAAGCCTTAGCAATAGCCAACCGTTGATCTAGTGTAATGTTAGTCATTTGTATTCTCCGTTTTGGTTTCATCGTTTGTTTCCCAGTATAGGCCAGTCTTAACTAGCGACACAAAACCTACGTTAAAGATGGCACCGAATGTTTTGGGGTCACACTCTAGCTTTACTGTTGCACTGCCATCCTCATGCTCTTCTATCTCTAATATCTTGATTGGATCACTCATCTTCATCTCCTTCGAGTTATTCGAGCCCTTTGGCTCGTGTGTCCAACTATAACTTTTGTCAACGTGTGTGCAATCGTCACACAGAGGCTGCCCGCAAGTAAAGCCAGCCACATCCACATCACACTTCCCATTAGTCACACATCCGCATCCACTGCATTTCTTTAGAGCATCCCCCACTACTTATCTCCATCTCTCAATGCCACCCATGATACAGGGAACAGGTCTTCCATCTTGAGACTGATGGCCCATGCTACCTCTTGTGTCTCCGCTTGTGTGTCAGGCTTGCAGCGTAGGTTAGCCATTCTAGCGAAGGCATCTAGTGAACCTGACCAGTACCACTCAGTCATAGTAGACTGTGGAAGCACCATACGAGCCATCTCTGGAGCCACGCCTTGTTCCAGTAGCATTTTGTATAGGCTTAAGTCTCCATAAGCAAAGTCCGTTGGTGTTGTGCCACCCACTTTACCATAAATAACAGGCTCAACAACACCCTCAGACCCTTGTTTCTTGTCAGCACTACGACCACGCCATACGTCAGGCACATAGAACTCAGGTTCATCATCAACATATCGACGACTCACTTCGTTCCAACGGAGAAAGGAATGTTTCACAAGTTGCCGTGCTACAAAGATCGGAGCCTTAACTCTAAAGGTAGCGAAGCAATGCCCGAATGGACTGATGTGCTTCTCTCTTGCAAGGTAACGGATCAGCTTGGCATCTTTCTCTTTTAGCTTAGGTGGACCCCAAGCATCGTCTTCTAACTCACTCTCTTTAGCGAAACTTACTCTGGCGCTATTGGCGACCGTTAGGTCACTGCCACAGTGGTGAATGTACTTAGCTGTAATTTGTGTCATTAGACTTCTCCCTTACATAGTTTTCAACAAAGTGTTTTACGCCTTTACTCCAATACCACTTCTGCTTACCCCTAACTCTCCACTTCTCAGAGTTTAAAGCGTAAACAAACTTATTCTCTATCAATACTGTACCTGAGCCAAAGTGTTCCCACTTAACCCCAGTTAGTATTAACTCTCTTTCAGTCTTTAACCTACTCAACTCGTTCCACGGGCCTCTGCCATAGTTGTCCTTGTGGTAGACTCTTATCTCAGCAAGTCTTACTGCCTCTTCCTGCTTTTCTATCTCCTTGTCAATTCTCTCAAGCTCAGTCATCTACAGTTACTCCTATACATTCGATTGCTTCCTGCTTGTCGTTGACCATGACCGAAGCATCCTTCAGTGCAGTCTTGCAGAAAGTTTCATTCTCATATGTCCCCAAGTGGTAATACCTTACGCCTTGCTCAGGGACAACGACAAACCATATTAGTATCCATATCGTATTCATCAGAATGGCACCTCTCCATTTCCATTGCGGGGGTCATTAAAGTACCCTTTCTCTAGGTAGACATGACGAGTATCGGTAACAGCTGCGATCTCTTCGATCTGTGTAGGCTCCATAAGGCCCATGTCACGCATGTGCTGCTCAAGTGTAAGGTTCATTTCATTTTCCCTCCGGGGCTGTGTAAAAGATGTGTGATCCAATCTTACCGTCTCTGTGATAGTGATTCGACCAACTTGGTGATACATAGGTAGCGTGATAGTGGGTACTCGTCAAGCCTATTCTGTCTCCGTCTAGCGCAGAAATTGCAACTGCATCTGCTATCCGTACTGCCTGACGATCATACACGTTGTCCATATGCTCCCAGTACCGATCATGTTTTCCATCGTGGGTGAAAGAGAACTGCTTACGCTCGAACACCACATCACAGACTTCGTTAGGCCAACGGGGCGAGGCGACACGGTTAAGCACCACCTCAGCTACCGCTCTCTGGCCCTCTAAGGGCTGATCTCTAGCCTCAAAGAAGACCGCTGCTGCAAGACACATAAGTGGGGTCATAGTTTACCTATCCAATGTGTAACGTCATCGTGTGGATCATCACATTGTGACATCAGTTGATTTCTACTACCGCTTCTTCGTGAAAGCACTTCCGGCTGTTCTCAGCGACAGAGAAGATAGGGATGTAACCGTTAGCCTTCATGGTCTCAGATACTACACGACCCTTAGCGTTGCCGATGATGTGGCTGGATGGGCGGAAGAGACCGTTTACTGTACGCTCACTGCCATCCTTCTTGATGAACTTGACTGTAGCGAACCGTGTACCACGGGCCTTAACGATGTCACGAACTGTTGTTTTACTGATAGTCATTAGATGCTTCCTTCTGCATGTGTGTTTGTATTAAGACTTGTATAGAGTGATTCGTTGTGGGCGTCAAGCACATAGTTCCACTCCTCTTCCATATCAATCTTATATGGTGGGTCCATAGTTTTCGCAGTGGTATTGTATGCGACACAGTGATCACCTAGCGGTTTGATAAGGGTCATGTAGTTATCATTCATATGCTTGGCTACCTTCTCTGCCTTCTCCATCGTCATAAGAGGTAAGTCTAAGGCAAAGGGTCCACGCTTAAGGTGTACCACTGCGACAGTGTAAATCTTGTTCTCGTGCTTAAAGTTATTCATCTTCATCATTCCATTCTTCTGCTTGTTGTGAGTATTCGTAACAGTGCTTGCACACCCCTTGGTCGTCTATCTTATCCTCGTCCACGATGCGACCACATTCACCGCAGACTTCCATGTTCATCCTATGTAGCATTACACACCCTCTTTCTTAGTTCTGTTGTAGAGTAACCGTGGTTACGTTTGTTGTAGTGTACATACTGAGTAAAGCCCTTACCAGTGTACAGGTATCCCTCATACTCTTCTCCGATGATACGGATGTCAACCTCATATGCGAACAAAAGTTCTTCTAGCTCTTTCTCTGTAGAGTAGACGACAACCTGATCTACATACTTGATTGCACCCAACTGTAGCTGACGCTCTATAAGGCTCTGCACTGGCTTGTTCTTGTTGCTACGCTCTATGCTAGGGTCAACGTGTAAACCTACGATCAGGTGGTCACACACACCCTTAGCCTCTTCCAACATCAACACATGACCTGCGTGTAACAGATCAAAACTTCCTGCTGTAAACCCAATCATTCCCATACTCCTCTTATATCTTTCCATTCTACTTTCTGATACCTATCACAATCATTCAGGTAGTCAAGTGCCACATCTTTAAAATTCCAATGACACACCTCTACCTCTTCTATACCCTTATACTTAACATTGGTTTGATATACATAAGGCATTAAATCTTCTCCTTTACTGGTGATCCTGTCCAAGACTTTATAGACATCCAATCAAACGTGTAGTTGTTACCTATGTGGTCAAATGCAGCCCAGTACTCAGCTGCCTCTCTCGACATCTCATCCCACTTCCATAGACATGGTATGTCACCTAAACGAAACCTCTCGGTATTACCAGAGGCAAACATCATCTCGACCTCAACATCAACAAGTATCTCTGTCTCACGTTTCATTTGTCTTCTCCTGATTTCCACTGCGGGGGTCTAACTACGAATCACTTTACATATTTCCACTGGGGGGGTCAACCCCAAATTTCCTCGGAGGGGTGAGCTTTTCCTCTGGGGGGGTTTGATTCCTGATTTCCACTGGGGGGGTCTGAGGTGTGATTCGGGGGCGATAGGTATACTATGGTATACGATGGTATGCGATGGTATACTAACGTATACGATGGTATGCGATGGTATGCGATTAACGTATACGATGGTATACAATGGTATGCTATGGTATGCTAACGTATACGATGGTATGCGATGGTATGCGATTAACGTATACGATGGTATACGATGGTATACTTGCGTATACTTTGGTATACAATCGACTGTGGTATTTTTACAACGTGACATTCTTGCAACGTGGCATTTTTACAACGAATCTGTCAAGCCCGAAAAATACTATTGACAGCAAGATTCATGATTCGTTCTTTTATCGGATGACCTATGACGATTCTGCATGGCTGTTATGATCTAAGCGAATACCTTGTTAGCTATGCAAATTCTGAGGCACCTATGCGCTTACTGCATAGCTAAGTTTCGATTCGGCATCCCCCATTGTTTAGCGCGATTCGCTATGGGAGTCCATAGGGCCTGAAACTCGATTTAAGCCCGTTTTAAGCCCGAAAGGATTCCCGGTCACTCCAACCCATAAAAACGATTCCCCGCGCTCTATGCGAGTCAATCCCTTAAATGCGACATAAAAATGCTTTCTCTATATAATAGGGCTTGCAACCGCCATTAGAATCCTTAGATTGATTTTAGACATTGAGGCGCAAGTCGGAAACACCAGCCCCACGCGCGGAGTCTACGCTATTTGACATTTTAGCTAATACCTCTTGCCCTAGCCATGCGCGATAATGGGCAAGCGTTGAAAGCGGATTCAATCCCGAGTCCGTTTTCATGCGAAAGAGGAAAACATGAAACATACTAAAATAATACATAGAGACCTAGGCGAGTCTTTTGAGACCGCTTACGTTTTTAATGGCAAATATACTTTTGACGAATTGCAAGAGTATTTTGAGGAAAAGCTAGGTGAGTATTTTGGCAATAGTTATGGCGGTCCGGGCAGGTATTTCCAAAACTGTTATTTGTATAGAAAGGGGAGTCGCACAATTGCTTATATAAATGGGGGACTAGACATATGACTCCCTCAGAATATGACAAAAAACTTGATGGCCTATCTCTCCAAGTCGTTCAGCTTGTTCTCGCGCATTGCAGCAAGTCCCTTGGTTTTGAGCTAACCGACTTTGAGCAATGCCGAGCCATTATAGAAGGTGAGTTGAAGAATCCTATTCTTAACGCCCTAGACCATCACTTGAATGGAACCGACTAAACCAATCAACCATGACTCCGATATAGAAAGGGACTCCAATGTCACCAATTACAATTCACGAAGTAGAGACATCCGCCCATAACGCAGCCTTCGTTGCAAATTGCCAATGCCCCATGCGCTACCGCAACACCCAATGGGAACAAGTATGGCGTGAGCTTAGGGCAGAGGCTTTCAGCCGCCTTAAAGCAAAGTAACCAACCAACTAAAACTCCGATATAGAAAGGGACTCCAATGTCTAACCAACTCGAAAACAATATCCGCAACGGATTAACCGACCACATCGCCCAGTTTGAGGCAAGCCGTGACCGCCTCCGGGCAATTCATAACATGGAACGTGAGTCCCGTTCCAAAGCAAGAAAGCGTCGGGCAATTCTCCAAACTGTTAGGGACTTGATTGAATCCGTATTTATGGCCCTTGGAATCTTTCTTTCGGTTGCCATAGTCGTTGCGGTTTTAATCTTCGCGGCCTTTGGATTTACCGCGCCCGATGGTTTTGGAATTCAGTTGCCATTTTGCGGTTACTTCTGGGAGTCAATCCAATGAAACATGAAAAGCAAGCCCGCGCCCTAATCCGCAAGATGGTACGCCGCGCAAAGCAAGATTGGACTACATGTATTTTCGTCACGCCCTACGGTGAAAATGACTTAGTAAATGAGGGCCAGTTGGAGCGGCAAATTGTCGATGCGGTTTTCAGCTGCGACGAAACAACCATAACCTTTAACAATATGACAACCGGGCGCAATCTTGGCTCTGTTTTGGTTGTTCTGGAATATGACCGTGAGCCCTGCGAGATTCTCTCCGACTACACCGCAAATGAATACACGCAACGCCTAATCGACCACATTGGAGTTTAATAACATGACTAATTTCAACGGCTATACATCCCGCGCCCAAGTAATTCGTGACCTACGCGCTAAGGGATTCACCTTTTCAACCGCCCTTGGTGCAACCGAGTCCAATCCCAAACTAGCAAAAGGCGCTAAACTAGGAGTCTTATCTAAACCGCATAACCTTGCGCCGGGGAAAGAGTCCGGCAAGTATAACCTATGCGCAAGCGCAAGCCCCGGTTGTCTTATCGCTTGTTTAAATACCGCCGGGAATCCCATTTACCTGCGCGCCAAACTATCTGCGCGGATTCAACGGACTCACGCTTTCATGTCAATGCGCAAGGCCTATATCGCCTTAATGGCTTTTGAGCTTGAGTCGCATGAAAGAAAAGCTA